GGTCACAATCCCTGCTGGTGTAGGCATTGGTGGTTTGTTTGATGACGTTGAATTAACTAGCGGCTTGGCTGCTGTTTATTACGTATAATGAGTCAGTTTGCACAGAGTGGCAGTGCGATGGACGAAGCCCAATCCTCAGATGGGGATGGTGGGTTTCTGAGTGTGAATCAGCGATTGCAGTTGAACCAGCTAGAAGTTAGTGAGGTGCGTGAGTCGTTGAATGGCAGGATGGAAGGATATTGGAAGCCTCGCAAGGGAGTTGTCGCTAGGACAAGCTCTCTGACGAGCGGTGGCAGTCCACTTACGATTCCGTTCTTTCTGATTGATTCAGCTAAAAGCATTACTGCTGCGAGTGTTACTGCTGGCGTGGTTACGATTACGATTACAGGTCACGGGTTTGCTTTAGGTGAAACAGCACTAGCTCGCGTAGCTGGACTTGTTGGTAATGTCTCTATGGTTGGTGACTTTGCACTCACCGTTGCTAGCGTAAACACGTTGACGTATTCAGTGCCTGGGTTGACTACTATTACCACAACAACTGGAACCTTATCAGGAACACCTATCAACGATGCTGCCAACGTTAACGTCAGAGCGTCTTGCTTGTTCAGTGATCCAAACACAGGTAATGCAGAGAGCATTGTGCTGGCGTTGGACACGAAGGCAATCTTGGTGGATCTGGATGGCTATACTACACAGGATATTGAATATCCAGAAGGTCAGTCCTTAACGGGAGATACAGAGATGATACAAGCGTTTGATCGTGTGTATCTGTTTCGTGGTGGATTCCAAGGATTTGAGTGGTTTCCTAATGGTCGTCAGATCGAGAATGCAAGTCAGGCAGGAACAACTACTGTGACTATGCGTGTGCAAGACCACGGGTTAACCGTAGGAGACAGCATCGTAGTCAGTGGGCTTACTGGTGGCACTGAGCCGAATGGAACATTTACAGTAGCATCAGTTACAAGCAAAGATACGTTCACCTATATTTTTACGACTTCACAGACTCAAACCTTTACGGTTACGAGCGGTGTGTTGAAGGCGGGATTTACGCTTGTTCCTGGAGGAGTATACACGCAACCGCAGATATTTACTACTGTTGGAAATAATGGATCAGTATCTGGTGGCGTAGTAAGCCTCACAGTTACAGGGAATACAACGATTGTAGCTGGAGACACCATTGTTATCTACGAGACTACTGTCCCTGAGTTCAGTGCTATTTCTGGCAAGTCTTTCGAGGTGCTTAGTGCTACCACTACTAATATTTCCTTTATCGCCCCTGTGGGTAATTTAGCTACACTTGGTGGTGGATTACAAGTTGAGTTCGGTGGACGATTTAGCGAAGGTTTAGGATTCATCCATCAACCTGCTCCGCCATGGGGTGTTTACTTCCAACGTAGATTATGGGTTCCTTTTTACTACGCTCCAAGCGGAACGTATAACTCACCAGTCTATACAGATAGAAATATCACCGACGAGATTGCTGTGTCGGACATTTTAGATAGCCACACGTTTGACCAGATTGCCAATCAGTTCCGAATTACTGGTGGCACGGCAGATTACCTTGTGGCAATGCAGGGATTTTACGATGACAAGCTAGTTGTCCTTAATCGCAATAGCTTGCACCTTATCAGCGGCACTACTGGGAGCTTAAATGACACCCGTGTGACTGCGCTGACTAACGAAGTCGGGTGCTTAGCTAAGAAAAGCGTTGTCATGAAAGGCAATGCTATGTTTTTCCTTTCGGATGAAGGTGTGTATGCTGTTGAGTTCTTAAATGACTACAACCTTCGCGGTGCAGATGAGCCTATTTCTAAAAACATCCAGCCGTATATTGACAGAATCAACAAGAATCTAGCTGCCGAGGCGGTTGGAACTCTGTTCAATAACCGATATTACCTTGCTGTAGCCTTAGATTCCATTGCTGGAGCTAACGATGCTATTGGAAATAACACGATCTTGATCTTTAACTTCCTAAACAAAGGATGGGAGTCCATAGATACGTTCGGCGCTGGTGATTTTATCATCAAAAACCTAATTATTGGCAGCGCATCTGAGCGAAACAGCATTTATGCCGTGACATCCCTGGGTGGAGTGCATGAATTAGAGGTGAGAGAGATATCTAACGATAGCTTAGTGTCTGCTGGCGAAGTAACCGACTTCCCAATTCAGTCATCTTTGACAACTAGAGGCTATGCGCTAGGCAATCTTGACCGCAAACGCTTCACAGATGGGCAAATCACCATGCAATGTGTCGATGGTGGTCTAGGCGAGTATGACATTTCCTTCGCAGCAGAAGATCCAGACAATAACCAGAGCATTGGGACAACAACTATGTTTCTTGATGGCGTAGTGCTTGGAACAGGATCTACTAATGAGGACGAGACTGGCAACATCCGCTTTCGCCTTGGAGGCATCAGAGGCTATCTGGGAACGCTAACCTTGACACGGACAATCGGTTCCCCTAAAATCACGTCCATAAAAGTTACAGGTTCCGTAACAAACCGACAAATCATCTCACAAAAATAATATGGCTGGAGTAGTAGAAACAACGCACACTTTTGCAAACAACGAGGTTATTACCAGCACGTTGATGAACAACATCATCGACCAGACGCTATTTACAAGCGATGCGTTGTCGGGAGGAACTCTTGCGCTGACTGCTGGCAAGCTAAAGGTAGCAACATCAGGCATTACGTCAAATGAGATGGGTGTTGATGCGGTTACCGCTAACGCTATTGCGAGCGGAGTTATTACCAATGTGAAGATTAGCGCAACTGCTGCAATCTCACTGTCCAAGCTAGCATCGGAAGCATTGCCAGTAGGGATTACTGTGGCAACTGCCAACATCCTTGATGCTAACGTGACTACTGCCAAGATTCTGGATGCCAATGTGACAGCACCTAAGCTCAGTGGAGCGCAGACTGGCACGGCTCCAGTTTACGGCGTAAGAGCATGGGCTAAATTAAATCCATTTGTTAGCTCAATAAGAACTGGTGCATACAAAACAGGAAATTACGTCAGAACAGCAACAGAAACCACTGTTACAATTACAAGTCATGGGCTAAAAGCAAATGACAAAATCAGATTGGACTTTACCAGTGGCACTGGGACTGATGGGTTATACACAGTTACATCTTCTGCAAATGCAAATGAATTTATCGTGAATCACACGGGAGCTTCCACGTCAGGCAACGTTACTGCTCAGTTTGTAGCAATACAAGCATCTGGAAATATTTCTACAGCATCATGGTTTGATTCTGGTGATGATACAATTGTTTTGAATTTCGCAACTGAAATGCCTAATGATGACTATGCTACGATTGCAACAGGTCAATTCTTTCCTAGCGCATGGGCTACTACGGCAAATGAATACACAGTAGGCAACACTCAAGCAAACACTGTTTATCAAGCTCACATCTACATGAGTCAGCAAAATAGATTTGTTAATGTAGCAATCATTGGATGAATCCACACCTAGCCATAGTCCTTGACCTTTATGAATCAAACAACATCGACATTCAAAGCCTTATTGGTTGGCATTTATGTCATGGCATTGTTGTTTCTACTCCATATGCTTTCGCTATGGGATTCCACGCCAGCAGCAAGAACCTTGAAGAAGCTGTTATGTTTGAAGAATCGGATACACTTTATGTTACTATGTGTTGTGGAAACATGTTGGATGCGCTTAAGCCTTTCAAAAACAAATACAAATACATCGCTTTTCGGCGTGACTTTAAACAATCAAGTCGCAATCGCTTGTTGAGCATGAAAACCTTTTACTCTAAACTACGATAAATTATGGGATCAGCACCAAAAGTCAAAGCTCCGAAGATGGATATTGCTAAAGACATTAGCAGTTACGTTTCAGGAATGTCGCAATCTCTGCCACAAATTCTCTCTCAAGAGCAACAATTCCGCCCACAATTCCAAGGATTAAACCTTGGTGACATCCAATCGTTTTTGACTGGCGCAGGTGGACAACAAGGGATCTTTGGTCTTAGCAACCAAGCAGCACAACAAGCTGGTATGGGGCTAGGTGAGGCTCGCCAAGCAGAACTTGGGCAGATGACTGGGCAAGCAGGATTAACCCGTGGGTTGATGCAAGCTTTATCTCCAGAACAAGCTGGTGTAGTGCAAGGATTCAATACTGAAGCACAACGAGCATTAGCAGCGTCTCAGATGATTAGCCCACAAGAACAGCGAGGATACCAACAAGCAGCCCGTGAAGGGGCAGCAGCGGCTGGGAGATTAGGTGGGAATGCAGCTATCGCCTCTGAAGTCATGGGGCGTGAAGATGTATTTGCTCGTAAACGCGCCGAGGCAGCACAAGCAGGGCAGAACGCCTACAATGTTGCACAAGGATTCTACACTCAACCAGGTCTTAGCTTGCTTAGCAATGCACCATTGTCGTATCAACAAGGTCAGCAATTTATTAACACAGGTCTTGGCGCAATCGGCGCAGGAACACCACAGTTGTTTGATACGTCTGTTGGACTTAACCTTGGAGCAGCGCAACGCTCTAATCAACTTGCCGCCGCTACTGCAAATGCACAGGCAAAAGCTGCGCAACAAGCTGGGATTATGAGTTCACTTGGGCAAGCTGCTGGCGCTGCAGGCACATTAGCTATGTTGTCAGATCGCAGATTAAAAACTGACATCAAGAAAGTTGGTATGACAGACGCTGGTTTACCAGTCTATACCTACAAATATAAAGGAGACGATGTTACTCACATGGGTGTTATGGCTCAAGAAGTTGAGGAAGTGTTTCCTGAAGCTGTTGAGGAAATTAACGGATTCAAAGCAGTTTATTACAACCTAATTAAATAATATGGCAGCTTACGGAAAAGGACAAATGCTAGGTTCAGGAATCAACCCTGAGTCATTCAAACTAGATTTCGGTGGATTCGCTGATGCTGCTAGAATGCAAGCACAGGGAATTGCTGGGCTAGGACAGAGTATCGGAGGGGCTATTCAGAACTACGGTGAGGTTAAAAAAGAGCAGAAGAAAGTTGACGCTTACAACAAAGCGTCTGCCAAGTCTATTGAAGCTGCTATTACTCTAGGTAAATCGTATGAAATCAAAGGAGTAGAAGAAACGCTAGCTCCATTCTTGGAATCATACAACGATCCTAATCTTAGCCCTATCGAGAAAGCTGCATTGCTGGATGAAGGCAAGGCGATGATTCCTAACGTGTTTGGTCGATTTGATCAAGATCAAACAATGAATGCAAGAAACACTACAGGTGGCAAAAACGTAAACCTTCAACAAGGTGAAATTATAGAAACTATAAATGGCAAACAGTATAAAGTGCCAGTTGTTTTTGACCCCGAAACAGGCATAAGAACAAGACCTGATGGAACAGTTGTCGGAACTCCCGCTACAGCATCAGGAATTACTTCTGCATTAAACTTGCCTGCTTCTCAAGCAACAAATGGGCTTCAGAATAAATCTAATGCAATTCTTAATGCCTTAGAACTTCCTGCTGATAATCTTTATACTAATGACACAAGTTTATTGCCACCTCTTAATACTGGAGTAGAAAGCGAATTGCCTACATTGCTTCCATTTGAAGGATCGCAACCAAATGCTTCAGTTCCTTCGTATGCGATTCCTATAGAAAGTGATGAAATTGAGCAAAGAGGACTAACTAAAGAAGAAGTTACATCAAGAGGTTTGCCTGCTGGTGAGTATATTGGTCGATTTAAAAATAAGCAATTAACATCTATTCAACCTATTCCATCAAAACCTGATGATATTGGTGTAGCACGCAAGCAAGCAATGGATGCGCCAAATATTGCACTAATTCAAAAGTCACAAGATTCCGCTCAGAAATTGCCAACGGTGCAGAAAGCTTTTGAACTCTTGGATAGTAATGCTGTAAAAACAGGCACTTTTGAGAATTACAAAGTTGCAGCAAAAAGATTCCTTGGTCAAGATGTGGCTAACGAAGAGCAATTCATGTCTCTTGTTGGTAATCTGGCAATGGAAGCCATTGACTTAACAAAAGGTGCTATTTCTGATCGGGAAATGACATACTTTACACAAGTTTTGGCTCCAAATATTGGGAAATCAGTAGAAGGTAACAAGAAAATACTTCAATTTAAGATTGACGCTGCAAAACGAGATATTGAAATTGGCAAAAAGGTATCAGAGTTATTTGAGAAAAATGCTACACCTTCTGAAGTTCAAGCTGAGGTTTCTAAGATTATGGAAAACAATCCATTAGTTAAAGAGAAAGCGACTATTCCAGCAGCTACTTCAACTGAAGATTTTGGTATAAGTCCAGCCGCTCAAGCAGCACGCGAAAGACAAAAACAACGCAGAAACAAACAATAAGCAATGAGTGAGATTTTAGAAAATAAAAAAAAACTTGAGTCCAACATAAATGATCTTTCTGTTGATCTTGTTGAATTAGATAAAATGATTGATGCTGCTCAAGCATCTGGCAATAAAGATGAGTATGACTCTTTGATGGTTGATTTTGATATTCTTGATAAAGAGGTGGAAAAACTTCAAAATCAGTATTCAAATTTAAAAGAAGAAGAAAAAAAGCCAGAATTAGAAAGAATAAGCGGACTCAGAAAAGAAATTGAGAAGCCTATTATCACTCCTACGCCCAATTACATGAACATGGGTGGGAGAGGTGGTATGGGTATGCCTACGCCAATGTATAACATGCCTTCTGTTGAGCAACAAAAGGCAACAAAACGTGAGGCCGTTGGTCAGCTTTACAATTTGCCAACTGGTGGAAATGAGAAAATCCCTACTTCCT